TGGATTACCCAACAATTAACGACACTGCAACTGATGCGGCTTTGACTGCTGAAGCGGCGGCAGTAGGTGTTCAAGATATGACATTCGCAAACGCTCAGTTGAGTGCTTACAACTACGCAAGCCAAGTGAAAGTTTCAATGCAATTGTTGCAAGACAACGCATTCGATTTGAACTCTTTCCTTGCTGAAGCAATGGGCGAAAGAATCGCACGTGTAACAAACGGCGCATTCACCAGCGGAACTGGTTCAAGCCAGCCACAAGGTATCATCACGGGTGCAACATTAGGAAACACCGCGGCATCTGCAACGGCAATCGCCGCTGACGATATCTTAGACCTAATTCACTCAATCGACCCATCTTACCGCAACAAGCAATCATTCGGTTTGATGGCTCACGATAACGTTATCGCGGCAATTCGTGCGCTTGGTCTTGGTTCTGCAAATGACTTCCCAATCTTCATCCCATCGATGGAAGCGGGTCAGCCGGACAAGTTATTCGGATATAACATCTATTACAACAACGATATGGAATCAGCAATCACGACTGGCAAGAAAACATTGCTCGCGGCTGACTTCAGCAAGTTCGTTGTTCGTTCTGCTGGTGATGTTCAATTCGTTCGCTTAAACGAACGCTACATGGACACTCTCGAAATTGGTTTCCTTGCGTCAGTACGTAAGGACTCGAAGGTTCTTGATAGCCGTGCGGTCAAATACTTGGCTCAAGCCTAATCATGAAAGTCAGATTTTTGAAATCTGTATCGGGTAACGGATTCCACTATCGCAAGCATGCGGTAGTGGAAATCCACTCCGATGAGATGTTGACCGATTTTTTGAATGCGGGTTTTTGTGAGGCAATAGCCGAAGCACCAAAAGCACGCGCAAAGAAGGCGGTGAAAAAGACCAATACAAAAGAAACACGCTAACAAATGGCAATTGATATTGTAACGCCCGCGGCGTCCGAACCCATCACATTGACGGAAGCAAAGAATTTTTTGCGCGTTGACCATAGCGATGACGACACTTTGATTTCGGCATTGATATCGGCATCACGTGAGATGTGTGAACAATACACGCGACGCATTTTGGTGACCACAACAATCGATGAATACTTTGACCAATTCCCACGCAATCATTGGGATGGTCAATCGAACTTGTTGTATTTATCACGCGGACCAGTTGCATCAATCGATTCAGTTTCTTATGTAGATGAAATCGGTTCAACGGCGGTGATTCCGTCATCGTTGTACACGACCGATTTAATTTCAGAACCCGCACGCATTCAATCCATCGGTGGATGGACAACGGGCGCGGGTGTTATCAACCAATTAATTGTTCGCTATGTTGTGGGCACTGATGTTTCGGCAATTCCAAAGCCGTTGATTCAAGGAATGATGTTGGTCATTTCTGAGTTGTACGACCAAAGAATGGACCGCGTTCGTCAACTGCCAACGGCATCCGAATATTTGTGGAACCCTTATCGAATCTTCACATTCTAATGATTGACCAATCGGGACAATTAGACCGCAGAATCACGATTCAATCGTTTACCGAATCAACTGATGATTTCGGTGAGGTGATTTTGTCGTTCACAACCTTGGCCAATGTTTGGGCAAAGGTCGTGGAGAAAAGCGGCAATGAAGGTGAAGACGGAAATCAAATGGTTGCCACACAAAAAGTGGAATTTTTTATTCGTTACCGCTCGGACATTAACGAGCAAATGCAAATTGTATACGAAAACAAAACCTACACAATCGAAGCGATTTTGAATGCAGACGCACGCAAGTCGTTCCAAAAGATTGTGACAAGATTTGCGGACTAATGGGAACAACTGCGGAACGAATGATGTCGGCAAGAAGCAAACGCACGGGCGGTGGTTCGGGTGGTGCTTTTATTGGCTTTGATGAAAAGGATATCAAAAAGGAATTTGAACGTGCTTTCAAGGAGTTGGAAAACCTACACGATGGGGTGACGACTGCGCAAATTCGCCGCATTGCACGCAAGTCATTGAAGCCGATGGTGAAGGCATACAAAGAAGAAGCCAAAGCGGGAAACAAACGCGATTTCGTTGTGTACCGAAACGGCGGTGTTTATGCTGAAATAAAGCCAAAAACATTGTCCAAATCTATGGGCGTAATCACCACGCGTGTGAATCGTGGGGCAACGTTTGCATCGTTGTCAGTTGGTCCAAGAGTGAAGCGTTCATTCAGCGACCCGGAAAAAGGTGGTTGGTTTGCGCACTTTTTGGAATACGGATATTTACAAAACGGCAACTACAAAAGCGGAATCCAAGGATTCGCAAGACGCGCAAAGATGAAACAATCGGCGGGCGTTGCAAACGAGTTCAAGCGATTGATGCGTGGGTTCCTTAATAAACAAGTAAAAGCCGCGCGCATATGATTGGGAAAGTTATCAAATCAAAGTTCACCAGCGATTCAGATTTGAACACGTTGTTTGGTGGGCGAGTGTTTCCAGTAATTGGAGCGCAAACAAAAGCGACGCCGTTCGCGATTTACGAGGTGGCAAACATTTCCACAAGTATGTCGAAGGAAAGCGATTCGCATATTGACGAAATAGATGTTCGAATCACGTTGATTTCAACAAAGTATTCGGACACACAAAACGCCGTTGAATACGTTCGGAGTGCATTCGTAAGAATGAACCAAACGATTGGCGGGGTGAAAGTAAAATCGTGCGCCTTTGAAGGCCAACGCGATTTGTTCAGCGATGATGAACGGACGTTCGGGTCACAAGTTGATTTGAAATTTCGGGTTTCACGCGATTGATTTTGTAAATTTAAAAACGATAAAAAAGTAAACAAATGGCTTCAACAAGCATCATGAATTCAACGGATGTTGTGATTCAAATCTCAGAAGATGGCGGAACAACTTACGACATCATTGGCCGTGCAACATCGGCATCATTAAGCACATCAATGGAAGTGCGCGACACCACAACAAAAGATTCAGCCGGATGGCAAGAAAATTTGGAAGGTTTGAAAGCGTGGTCACTTAGTGGCGACGGGTTGGTGACTTATTCAATAAGTGGCGACTATGACACACCGGATGACCTTTTCACATTGTTATCAAACCGCACACTTGTGAAAGTGAAATTCGGTTCAGCAACAAGCGGCGAGGTTGACTACACTGGCGACGCATATTTGACAAGCTACGAACAAGAAGCGGGCGTTGAAGAAAACGTTTCTTTCTCGTTCGGATTCACCGGAACTGGCGTATTGACGCAAGCGGCGGTTGCTTAATCAGCAAAAAGATTCGGGGCCGTCCATTGGGCGGTCCCTTTATTACCAACAACAACAAAAAACAACAACATGACGACAATCATTGAAATCGGGGAACGTAAACACCCAATTCGATTCGGATTCAACGCCTTGCGTGAATTCTCAAGAATGACGGGAACAACATTGGCGCAATTGGAAAACCTTGGCGACGATATGACTTTGGACCAAGCAATCACATTGATGTATTGCGGATTCAAAGACGGCGCAAGAAAAGAAAAATCACAATTCCGATATGATGTGGCAGATGTTGCCGACTGGATTGATGAGGATGAAGGATTGATTGAAAAGGCGTTCGCCGTCTTTGAGCAACAATTCTCATCGGGTAGTGAAAAAAAGTAAATGACCGAACGTCGCAACAAGGTGACGTTGCAACATGGGACACGTTGGAAGCGTTCGCGTTCGGTCAAATTGGATTGATGCCGTCCCAATTCTATGACCTATTGCCACGCGAGTGGGGGAACTTGGTTGAAGGTTGGAACGAACGTCAAAACCGAAAGGAACAAACGGATTGGGAAAGGACGCGTTGGATGACAACAATCCTTTTGAATCCACACACAAAGAAGCGCATCAAGCCGAAAGATTTGATTGTGTTTCCTTGGGAAAGCAAGCCGAAGAAGGACCGCAAGGTTTGGACACGCGGCGAGATTTTAGAAGTATTAAACGAACGCAAACAACGCGCAAAAGCCAATGGCAAGTCTTAGTTCATTAAATTTCCGACTAACCGCGAACATCGCGCCATTCCGTAAAGGTCTAAACAAGGCCGAACGGGCAATGGAAAAGGCGGGTCGTTCAATGCAACGATTTGGAAAAAATATGTCGGCCAAGGTCACCGCGCCGATTGTTGCGTTGGGTGCGGTATCATTCAATGTGTTCCGTGATTTTGAACTTGAGATGGCTAAGGTCAAAGCCGTATCGGGTGCGACCGCTGACGAGTTCAAATCCTTATCGGATAACGCCAAAGAATTAGGACGCTCGACAATCTTCAGCGCACGCGAAGTGGCTGGACTGCAATTGGAATTTGCAAAACTTGGTTTCACGGCCAAACAAATCACGGGTGTCACTGAAGCCACATTGAATTTGGCGCAAGCATCGGGAAGTGACTTGGCACGTTCGGCCGAAGTAGCGGGTGCAACATTGCGGGGTTTTGGTTTTGATGTAAGCGAAACGGCACGCGTCACGGATGTGATGGCGAAATCTTTTTCCACATCTTCAATGGATATGGAATCTTTTGCCGAAGGGATGAAGATGGTTGCACCGATTGCAAAATCGGCGGGGATGTCTTTGGAAGAAACAACGGCAATGATGTCGTTGTTGGCAAATGCTGGTGTCAAAGGTTCAATGGCGGGGACACAACTTCGCCGTATCATTTCCGAGTTGGCGGCAACGGGGAAACCGACCACGGAAGCCATCCGAGATTTGGCCGAAAGTGGGTTGACGTTAGTCGATGCGAAAGATGAAGTTGGCCGCGCCGCTCAAGGTGCGCTAACTATTTTAGCCGAGGGCGTCAATCAAATCAATCCATTGACCAAGGCATTGGAAGATTCAGCGGGTGCCGCTGAAGAAATGGCCGACGTTATGGACATGACGGCCGCTGGTGCATCCAAAGCATTGGGTTCAGCGGTCGAAGGTTTAGCGATTGAATTCGGTGGTTTGGTATCGGTGGCATTGACGCCATTGATTAAGAAGTTGACACAACTTGCGACATTCATCAACGAGTTGTCGCCGGGAATGAAAAAATTCATTGCAATCGTTGCCGCGGTTGCGGCGGGAATTGGACCGCTTGTTTTTATACTCGGTTCATTGACGCGTGCAATCGCCGCGATTCGTGCGGCCACTTGGTTAGCAACGGCCGCAACAACGGCGTGGGGTATTGCCGTGCAGATTGCGACGTCACCAATTACATTGATAATTTTGGCGGTCGCTGCGTTATCGGCGGCCCTCATTTACCTTGCTTACAACTTCGATTCAGTGAAGGCCATCGCTATCAATTCCATTCGTGGATTGGTGAACTTGGTCATCCCTTACATCAACAAATTGATTGGGAGATTCAACGCAATCGCTGGTTTGCTTGGGATGGACAAAATGTTGGTTGAACCATTTGAAAAAATGGAATCGGTTGCGGTCCCGGCATTCAAGTCAATCGGTCAAGTCGTCACGGAAATCAAGGACGATTTGGGATTGTTCAAAGAAGAAGCCGAAGAAACAAACGAAGAACTCGGAAAACTTCCTCCAGTAGTTGAAGAAATAACGCAATCAACTTCATCCGCGACAACTGGAATCAAAAGAATGGCGGAAGCGTTCATGGAGTTGCCGAGAAAAGCAACGCCCGCGTTGATGGAACTGAAGCCAGCAATGGTTGCAATGAAAAAAGAATTGGTTGATTTCGGAGCGTTGGCCGTCAATGCTGGAATGGCGATTCAAAATCAATTTGCGCGTTCACTTGAAAATGCTTTTGGCGTATTAGAAGAAGGCGAAACAAGATTTGGAAAATTCAAAGAATCAATGATTTCCGGATTGCGAAGCCTAATCACCCAATTCGTAGCGGCGGCAATCGCCGCGTTTGCTTTAGCGGTTGCCGTTAGACTTGCGTTTGGTGGTGTTGCTGGACTTGGTGGGATTGGTGATATCTTTTCAACGATGCAAAGCGTGGGCGGATTTATGCCAAACATTCCAATGCTTGCCGAAGGTGGTGTTGTAACTTCACCAACGTTGGCAATGATTGGCGAGGGCGGACAATCGGAAGCGGTCATTCCATTGGATAGATTGGGTGAATTTGGCGGCGGACAAAACGTTGTCGTCACTGGCCGCATCAGCGGGTCGGACATACTATTGTCCAACGAACGCGCGTCAAGAAATAGAACAAGACAAAGAGGTTTTTAATACATGGCGAATCCAAAACTATTTTCCGAGTTCCGCAGTAGCTACGGACATTTTTACTTGATTGAAATTTGGGACGACGAATATACGGGAACAAGCCCGGACCAATTCAACGTCACGGGTGATGGATTC